GGCGTCTGCTGCACAGGTTAAGAACCTCGCTAACCGTCAAGCCAGTACCACAGCCACCTCCGCTGTAACTGGACAGTCGATTCGTAAGCGTGCTATTGAGCCCGGTACGATTCTAGATGCACCTAAGGGGCAGAGTTACGACTTCCCTGCTCATAGTGTTGCGTCTAAGAACTTCCTAGATATTGCCGATAAGGAGCTTGCTAAGATTGCGGCACGCTTCGTTCAGCCAGTTTCATGGCTTCTAGCGGAGGATGATGTTGAACCTTTGAATCCCGGTAGCCCAACTGTTCTAAGCCTACGTAACCATCAGCGTCATCTCTACGCTCACGTCGAAGATCTATTCTGGCGTGTGCAGACTTTGATGGGAACTAACATTGAGAAGTTGAAGGTGGAGTATAAGTTCCAGGTTCATGGTCCCAATATTCCTGTTGCTAAGGCAATTGACCAAGCTAGAATCGATCAGATCAATCTCGAATCTGGAGCAACTTCGCCTCAAGCGATTGCTTCACGTAACGGAGAAGATTACACTCAGAATCGTATTCAAGTCATCCGTCATCGCCTTTCGGCTATGGAGAATGAGCAACTACCGGGCGACAAGGGTAACACCGCTGGAAACTCTGGTAACGGAGGGGATGGTGTTTCTAAGAAAGAAGGTGGTGTTAAAGCTCCTGGTGGAGGCGGTAACCAGAAAGTTTAGTCATGTCAGAAATGATGGAGGTCTTGAACGTAGTTAAAGAATATGGTGTAGTAGCACTAATCGCCGTGTTCCTTCTATATCGTGACTACCTTCGTGAGAAGGATAGAAACGCGGAGATGAAGTCTGAGCGGGCATACAGTAGAGAGTTAGTCTCTTTGCTTATGCTCGTGACAGAGCGGTACGACCAGACGTGTAAAGCTACTACTGTCGCCATTAACTCTAACATCGTGGCTACAAAAGGCATAATTAAATTTCTAAAGCGGCATATACCCGATTTAGATGATGAGATTGAGAGTGGCGACCTAATGCCTACGCCTCAACTTATACACGATCCCCAGTCTCTAAAACCCTTAATGGAACAACTTACTAAAGGTAAACATGATGATTGATTTCTTCGCCATTAGCGAAGCTAAGAAAATTGCACAGAGACTAGGCGCTGATGGTCTACTCAAAGGTGCTCACCTTCTAGGCTTCGTGTCAAAGAATAAGCGTAAGTATGCTGCCGAAGCGGTTAAAAAGGCCGTCGAAGACAAGCTGTACAACGATCTTAATATCTATCTCAACCACGATTACGAGGCGATTGGCACCGGTAATGGTAATAGGGATAACAATCTTTCCGATAAAGTCGGATTCGTTGTTGCCACCAGCTACGATGATAAGTATGGCATGCTCGGTGATGTGCAGTTTAACCCCGGCCATCCGCAGTTTGAGGCTATTCGCTGGTGGGTGAATAATCGTCCTGATAAGGGTGGTTTTTCTCACGTCGCAATGCAGAAGGAAAGCAAGGGCACTGTCACTGAGATTGTTAAACCCATGTCTCTAGACCTTGTGTCAGCCCCCGCCACCACTTCTGGCATCTTCACCGAAGCTGTGAAGGAAGCGGAGGAGTATACCTCTGAGGGCGTTGTGGACGACAATATTGCGTCGAATCGTGTGTCTGCAATCTGCGACGCGATGACGACTCTAATGTATCAGGTTCGCTGGCCAAACAATTACAACTACTCCTCCGTTGTAACTCCTAAGTTGACGCAGGAGGAAATCGCGGCAAAATTAATTCCTATCCTAAAGGACGCAACTTCGGAGCTATCCAAAGTTGTTAAATCTACCAAATCGGAATCTAAGGCAAATAACATGGAAATCACCGAAGTTACTCTTGAGATGCTAAAGAAGGATCGTCCCGATCTTGTCGCTGCTCTCTCGACTGAGGCTGTTAGCGCTGAGCGTGCTATCGATGCCAAGGTTGTCGAAGCTGTGAAGACTCTGGATGAGAAGGCCAAGTCGAAGGTTTTCCTCTCCCTAGTGCGTGAGTCTATCGTCGCTGGCAAGGATGTCACTGAGCTTGTCGCTGACCGCAAGGAAGCTACCAAGGTCGCTGTCGAATCTGCTACGATCCAGGCTCCTGTGGTTAAGGGGACGAAGGTTGAGACTGAGGCCACCGGGGCCGTTGATATTTCGGACGACGCTATTCTGCGCGCCGCCAACAAGTAATAAAACAAAAGGAAATTCACAATGAATATTCATCGCTATGGCGGCACTCTTCTAGCTGAGGGCGCTGTTGCTCTTACTAGCACCGTCCCCACCTACGATATTGCCAAGGGTGATCCGCTATTTTTCACCACGACCAGCGACGTTAGCAAGCTAGCTCCGGCTTCTGCTTTCATCTGGGATACGGATCTTGCTACCACGCAGGCGGCGTTCATCGCCAAGTTTGCTGGTATCTCCGATAGTCGTAGCCGTCTCGGTACGACTGATCCGCGTGATCTACGCGTCAGCTTCAACTGTGACCCCACCGCTGTGTTCGAGTTTGAGCTGGCTTCCGCTGCCAATCTTGAGATTGGTGACTACATCGGTATCGCTGGTTCGGGCAGCGCCCTAATCAACAAGGTTGCGCCTGTTGCGACTCGTTCGCTTGCGATCGGTCAGGTCGTTGAGGATCTAACTTCTGGCACCAAGATCCGTGCCATTCTAGTCAACGCCCTTGGCAATAAGTAAAGGATATTAAAATGAGCGAGCTACGTGATCTATTTAAGAAGTGCACTACGGCGGAGGCTGTTAAGGCTACCTCCGAGCGTATTGTCGATCTGATGCATGCCGATGATGATGGCAAGCGTAAGATCAACTACGAGAAGCTGTCCATCCGCGATGTCGCGGAGGCTACTCTCGGTGATGAGGTTATGCGCAAGCTAGGTAAGACCCAGTCGGAGGGTTTCCTCTCGGTCGGTTCTGAGTCGGTTGATCCCGTCAACCTCAGCGCGTTCACCAACATCACCGGCAACATGATCTTCGAGGCGACTATCGATTCGTTCAAGGCTGCGAGCCTTGTCGGCGATCAGCTTGTCACTGCGGAGACTTCGACCCGCGATGGTGGCCGTGACACTGGTCTGGCTGATATCGATGATGATGCGATGGTCGTTCCGGAAGCGCATGAGTATCCGGATGTGACGTTCGGTGAGGATTACGTCGAGATTCCTACCTCGGTCAAGCGTGGTATGAAGATCGGTATCACCCGCGAGCTGCTGTTCTTCGATCAGACTGGTAAGATCCTGGACATGGCTCGTAGCATCGGTGAGCGCATGGGCACCAACAAGGAGAAGCGCATCCTTGATATGGTTCTCGGCATCACCAATGGCTTCATCCGCAAGGGTGTTGCTCGTGACACCTACGTCGCTGCTGGTGGCAGCGAGCCGCGTGCTAACCTGCTCGGCGGCACTGCGCTACAGGATTGGACGGATATCGACGCTGCTATGCAGCTGTTCGATGCGATGGGTGATGATCGCACGACTCCCGAGCCGATCATGGTTGAGCCGAAGCAGATTCTAGTGCCGCGTGCTCTAGAGTACACTGCCAAGCGCATCCTGAACGCGACTGAGATTCGTGTCGGTAGTGATACCGCCAACACTCAGACCTACAGCACCAATCCTGCTGCTGGTGCTCTAAGCGTTGTGACGACCCCGTGGTTCACCAAGCGCCTCGTCGCTGGTGGCATCGCTGCGAACGTGGCTGCTGCGCGTTGGTACGTCGGTGACTTCAAGCGTGCGTTCAAGTATCGTACGCTGTTCCCGCTACAGACCATCGCTGCTCAGCACGACAAGGACTCGTTCGAGCGTGATGTTGTCGCTCAGTTCCGTACGAGTGAGCGTGGCGTGCCGCGTATCGTTGCGCCGTGGTACGTTGCTCAGTTTAACGCTGCCTAATCCGCGTCGTTAACTTCATAAGTACACTGCGAAGCCTGTCTACTCTAAAGGTAGGCAGGCTTCGCTTTTAAGGAATACCATGGAATCATATGCGCTAGTTGTACAGGGTGGTATCTTTAATGCTGTGCAGGTGTCTCTGGTTGTTGTTCTAACTGGTGATCCTGTCCTAGATACCCCGCTTATTGTTACTATCACTGATGATCTAGGCTCCAATATTGGTGGCACTGTAACCATCAATCCTGGTGAAAGCTATGGAACGACTACGTTCTCTGGAACGGTGGCTGGCATTCATACTCTTACTGCTACTCATACTGGTGGTAATGGTACGATTGTAGATCCCGATCCGATTGCTATCACCACTGTTGCGATCCCCACAGGAATTGAACCCTCCGTTCCTAAGACGGAAGAGGAGATTCTTGCTGATCTATACATCGTTCGTGACAATCTTGTGGCGCAAAAGCTGAAGCTAACGCTGAAGCCTAAGCCCACGTATGAGATTGACGGGCAGCGCGTAGAGTGGACGCAGTATCTACAATACCTCGACAAGGCTCTAATTGGTATCCGCGAGGCTATCCTAATTTACGAGGGACCGTATGAAGAGGAAACGGTAGGGTTCACGCCATGATCGATGACATGCTTCGTGATAGTATTCTTGATGACGCTGAGATTTTTGACAACACCTTCAACGGTAGAGTCATCCATCAGGTTAAAGAGAATGTTCGCCTAGATTTCACCGACAACACTGCTGTCACTAGCACTGTTGAGAAGGATAGTGTTAACTGTCTATTGCGTGGACGCAGCCGTCGTCAAAACACTAGTATCAAGCAGATCCATCAACGTGACGCCTCCGTTCAAGATGACGCCTTCGACTCCGCTGATCTTATTGTAGAAGTTCCCACTGCTGATTTTGAATTTACCATCAACGAAGGTGATACGTTCATTGATCTAGATCGTGAGAATAAGTACAATATCATCGCGGTGGATCTAGTTACCCTTGAGACTCGGTATAGAATTGCACTACGAAAGCTATTCTAATGTTAATGGAAATAGATACGGAGGAGGCGCGTAAGCAGTTCCACGACTTCGTTAAGCAGATCGCCGTTAGATCCAAGAAGAAGTTTACTACAATCTATCGTAGAAAGATAGATGCACTACTCTTCAAACTCATAGCGGTAACCCCTCGCCACACTGGTGCTGCTGCTGGTGAAGCTACTGGGACGCCGATGCCTCCATCACATCCAGCTTTCGGCATGACTATTGGTAATGATGAGGGGGACTCCGGTTGGCAGCTGCGCGAGGTTACTGAGGGTAAGCACACTGTTTGGGTTATAGTTAATCCTATGTGGCTACCGTATCTACACTATCTTGAGTATGGAACTATACGCATTCCTGCACAAGGCTTTCTACGTTCTACGTGGGAAGAATTTAAGATTGAGCAAGGTGTATAATGCCAGATACAGATGACGGTATCCCCGATAATATGATTATTAGTGCGTGGGGTAAAGCTTTCCAAGAGCTATTCCCCAATGACATTTTGGTGATGAAGGGCGCGACTGCTACACCACTTAAAGATGCGGACGACTGGGCACAATTTCAGTTACTTAATTCTTTTGAGTTACCCTTATCTACAACGCAGAATAGCTACCGTAGGGTTCTCCTACAGTTAAGCTGCTATAGTAAGATTCAGCAGTATCGAGCCGACGCTAAGTTTGATGCACCGTGGACGCTTGCGCGAAAGTACAAGTGTTTGATGCACCGTAAAAACATACGAATAGAAAATACTTGCTTGAAGATCCAGGACAGTAAAATGATCTACATGGATCTTAAAGCGAGTGGAGACTACGCAAAAGAGATTTATCAGTCGTCTCCATCACTTCAAATTCACTCTGTCGTAATTACTTCAACAGCCCTTATAGGCTAAGGACATAAAAATGCCCTCTGCAAATCCCGCTATCACGCGTAACCTACGCGATTCGTTCCTTTATATCTCTGACGGCACTGGCACTCCGCTAAAGCTCAAGGTCAAGATTGACGAAGGTGACTTCGCCTTCACTGTCGATCGTCCTACTTTCATCATTATGAATCGTGGTGTTATCGATTCCCGCAAGGCGGGCGATGAGACTCCGACCAGCCTAAGCTGGACGATGAAGTTTGAGCAGTGGGAAGCTGACACCGGTGAGAGCACCGGCATCTCGCCCGCTGACGCTCTACAGGGTCAGGGCGGTGCTTCGTCCTGGATTTCGACCGATGGTTGTGCTCCGTACTCCGTCGACATTACCTTTGTGCTCAAGGATCCCTGCAACGACGGTCAGGCTGAGATTCTTACGTTCCGTAAGTTCCATGCTGACCAGCTATCCTTCAAGGAAGGCAGTGAGTTCAACACTCTGGCCATCACTGGTAAGGCTCTCCTAGCGCAGCCGGATCGTTCCTACGGCGCTGTTCCCACGTTCCCCTAATTAGGAAATAACCATGAAATTCAAGGGCGCAACCTTGAACGTTCGTGAATTCACCAACGTTGCTCTTCGTAAAAATCTAGCTATCAAGGTTGGCGCAATGCCACTTGGTATTGAAAAAGAGTACACTCAGATCTACCCACGCCCAACTCCCCCGTCTAAAACTATCCACAGTGTGGGTAAGGCTCCGACGAAGGTTGTGGATGATGAGGATGAAACCTACCTAGCGCTGCACAAGGATTGGTTCACGCTACGTAGTTTCTATGTGTTCTGGAGCGTCATCAAGGATGATGAGGATCTTACCTTCGATAATCCCCCGACTTCTATCAACGCGCTAAAGTCATTTGAGCAGGAATTGAAGGCGCATGGTATTAATGACGAGGATATCAAGAAGGTTATCAATACTGCTTTTGATCTAACTAAGATCACCGATGCTGATATTGAGGATACCAAGAAAAGTTTTACGTAGAGCTTCACGAGGCTGATACAGCGATAGCTGCTGCAAAGCAGGAGAAACTACCGGCTGGCCGAACTTCTGCATATCACGTTCTACGTATATGCGAAAGATTTGGCCAGCCTTTTTCTTGGTGGGAAGGGCTGGATCGTGAAGCTAGAATTAAATACCTAGCCTACCATAGTATACGCAATC